GTAACAAGAGTTTCACCATCTGCATCATCATGAATAGAAGTAATTTCTCCTAATGCGGTATAATCACGATACTGTCGAATAATTCCCATTCCAACTTCAAACATATTGTTTCCTCCGTCTACACATATAATATAGTGATTGCAGACCCAGAAGTCAACAAAAAAGTGCAGAAAAGAATCCTGCACTTTCAGTGGGTTGTAATTTTTTTACAAACTAATGTCTTCTAGTCCTGCTGCACGTAGTTTGACAATGTTGTTGATTTGAAATTGTTTAGCATCTAATGCTTTAATAAGTCCCATATACTTGTTTCGTATAAGTGCAAACTCATTACAAATATGCTGTTGGTCAACTACGTCTTGTTCACCTTCTGCATATTTGTCCGCATCTCTCGAACTAAGAGCACGGTTATAATGTTCAAGAAACTTTTTGTATTTCTCTGTTTTAATTTTACGAAGTTCAATATTTAAATATTCTAGTATTGCTTCAATCTCCTGCAACTGATTAAAACGATGTTCAACTATACCAGGCATATCACGGCTATGCTTCTCAACATTGCCTTTAAGACTACACTCTAGTCTTGCTTCTTGTAGTTGTTTTTCGTAATAATCAATTGCAGGTATAATATTAGCAATATCTTTACGGATTTCATTAAACCAATGCATTAGTCCCAGTCGTCTTCATTATATTCATCAAAGTTTACATGTTCAATATAATGGTCTCTTAGCACTTTGTCAACTGTGCCGTCATAACCGACTAACTCATCAGCAACTTCTTCTATATCAATTGATTCTTCAAGTGTCATAACAAATTTTTGACATGCGTCATATTTGTCTTTTGCTGATATATAGGGTTTAATTGCCATCCAAAGGTTCATAAACTGTTCGATATCTTCTTCACTCAGTTTCATATGTTGTAGTTTCCTCAGATGTTGTGTGTACGTTATTTAGTTCATCAGCATCAATATCTTCTACCACATCGTCAACTTCACGATCGTTCCATTGCTTCATAATTAAGTCCAAGCAACCATCTTCATTGGCTTCCCAGGCTTTGCGGAATTTAGCAATTGCTTCTCCAGTTTCTTTGTCAATATACTCTAAACGGTTACCAGTCTTTTTAAGTACGCCACCGCCTTCTGCTAAGTCTACAAGACCACTATATGGCGACATTCCAGTTTCATAAGGAATTTTAACCTGTACACTTTCAAACGGTTTAGCATAGCGTGTTTTCATAACCTTACAAGCGGCACGAATACCTTTTACTTCACTTACTTTATTACCGGCTTCATCTTCTTTGAGCTTGAGTTTGCGCATTGCAACAACAATACTAGATGCATAGATAAAGCCTTGGCCACCGCTGATCTTGTCATCTGGATCAAACATATCTTGCGATGCATATGTGTGGTTAGTTGCTACTAGTCCAACATTGTAATCGCCAAACATGTTCACACAGTTACGTACAAGTGCAGTAAGTGCTTTGGGTTTACGTCCCAAGTCACCTTTCATATCACCTTTGTTAAACTGATCAATGTCAGTGGGTGTTAGCATCATACCAAGCGAGTCAATTACAAACAATACTTTAGGACGATCTTCTTCGTCTTTGTCTGTATACTGTGACTTATAGTCTTTCATAAACTCACTAATAAGTTTAGCAACATCATCGATCATTGCTACATTTAATTTGAGTAATTTTTCTTCACTTGTGTCAACGTCTAATGCTTGTAACCACTTTTCATCTAATGCGTTTTCTGTATCAATTAGCACAACAAAAATACCCTGTCGTTGTGCTTCACGTACCAAATTGCCTGAGCAAATAAATGATTTGCCAGCACCTGATTCTCCTGCAAAGACTGATACTTTGCCTAGTGGAATACCGCCATCAAAACGTCCACTAACTAGTTTGTTTAATGTGTAGTTGCCTGTACTAATCCATGTATCTGGATCTCTAAATCCGCTACTAAGACCAGGCACACTCTTAGTAATACTCTTGCGAAACTTCGCAATGTCAAAAGGTTTTGCCATAATTATCTCCTAGAAAAATAATATAGGGCGACTGTGCCGCCCTATTAAATGTTATGGATTAATTTCCACGATTGCGAATTGCTGCAAGAATATCTTGTGCACTAGGCTTTTCGCCTTCTGCTGCTGGTGCTGTTGCTGCTACTGTTTCAGCTACCTGCTCTTGCTGTGCAGGAGGAGTAACTGGTGCTTCTGCTGCAGGAGTTGGAGCAGGTGCAGGAGTAGGTTGCGGAACACTTTGTGCCGCAGGTTTGGCCTCTGAATTGTTTGGCGCACTGTTAGCAGTATCAATTTGTACACCACCTGGACGATAGAAGTTACCCCACTGTTCTGGATCATATAAATGTCCTTCAACACTTGCTTCAAACATTTCGCCAATAACACGAAGTTCTTCTTCGCTAGGCTGCTTAGGAAGATAGTCATTTAGATTATACAATCCATAAGTTTCAATAGCAGAACGCTCGTTGCTGTCTAGTGAACGTTCACGGCGTGCCCAACTACTTGTACTGTAATCTGCATATTGCCCTTTTGTAGTTTTAGTAAGACGGAAGTCTGTACCACCTTCATAATCAGTAGGTAGTTCTTCAAAGTCACTGTCCATAAGTGCACCTTTAATGATGTTAAAGATGCTTGGGTTAATTACAAAACGCCTAATAGGATTTTCAGGAGTTTCCTCATCTAGTGATGACTCTACAACAAAGCCTTGGAATACATAACTACGCTTTTTCCAATACTTACGACCCATATCTTCTAGACTTGGATCTTTAAACCATTGGCGTACCTCCGACAGAATCGGACAACTACCAACCGGACCCCACATTTCATTACATGGGACATTTACTGTTACACGACGACTATCTGGTTGTCCTTTGATACCTTGAAAGTCTAGTCTAATCATTTGACGCTCACGCCAAAAGAAAGTATTACTCGTATCTCCATCAGGAAGGAAACGAAGTACACTTGTTGAATTTTCTGGGATATTCCAAAATGGGAAGATTGCGTTATCTCCGCCGCCGCTTGAGCGATTGTCGCCTCCACGGTTTTCTTGTGCTTGTAGTTTTGCTCTAATTTCTGCCAATGATGCCATAGTTTTTCTCCTTAATTTTGCCTATGTATTTGCCTAAGTTTTTGCCTTAAGTGACAATTTACTTATTGTCACCAATATAATACATGTACAAGTTAAAGTCAACTAAAAATTGAGTTGACGTTATATTTTTCGAAAACATGATTGATTTGTTTTTCCCACTCATTGCTTTCTGCTTGTACATTTTCTGTTTCACTTACTGTTAATTGTAGCTTAGGCATCAGCGATGCGATTGCTTTTGCTGATTTACCTAGCATAGCATCATCATTGATGCTGTCAACTAATTTACTTGCTTCTGATAGTAAGTTCGACAGTGTGCTTTCGTTTTCTTCTAAAACGTTAGCAATATACTCCATCACTGCACCTAGTTGTGCACGTGCTGAACTATCTTCAAATGTGTGATTCATTGGATTGTCTGGGTCACCAACTAAATCAGTTCCCTCTTTCATCCATACTGTATCACTGTTTTCAACAACACTTACAAGATTACTAATTGTTTCTTGTACTTTAGTATTGTGTTCACGTACTGCTTGCATTTCTTTTACAAGTGCTTGTACGTATGGTAATGCACCTTCTACATTTTCATCAAAATATGAAACTGTAAACTTGTTTTTAACATCGCTAAAATCATCTTCGTCTAGTTGTTCATCTTTTGATTCAAAAGCTTCTAGCATTGCTGCATAGCTTCTACTGCCTTTCATTTTATCCAGTGTTTCACGAATACTCACAATACGGCCCACAACTGCTTCAACAATGTCTGCTGTATCTTCGTTGACTAATCCGTTCTTTTCACTGTAACGCTTAAACTCTTTAAGTTTCTTTAGCTCATTACACTGTTCAACAATATGTTTACCAAAATCATCATAAGGTGTACCGCCTTCTTTGACGTGACGAAGCATTGCACGGCCGCCGGCTAAATTGTTGCTTGGAAATCTATAACGTTCACCTTCTGCATTCTCAATGTAAATTGCTTGAATGTTACGGCTACGTGATCCACGCTGTTCTTCATTAACTGGTTTGTTGTGCTTGATTACCAGCCTTGCACTTTCTAATTTTTGGTAACTGCTTTTTGTACTACCATAAGCTGCTCCAATTGCTTCGTTTACTTGGTTCATATCTCTTACCTTTTGTGCTTGATAGTCGAAATCTTTTGGTTCTATATTTTTACTATATTGTTTTAGTGTATATTCAATAATACTACGATTTGCTAAATTTTTAACTTGGTATAATGTATCTTTTAAATCGGCATGTTCAACACCCTGACCTAAACTTACTTTAATTTCACGACGGTTTTCTGTTTCATCTAAACTGACCATTGTTCCAGTATCATTTAAAAAGAAACGTCTTGCAGCTGAAGGGTCAACTGTATCGGCGCCTTCATCTGTATATAATTTTAAATTGTGCCCGTTGCCTTTGAGTATTTTAAAAATCTTTTCTGCAACTGTTTCTGAACTCAACATATTATAAAACTTTCTTTACTAATACTATTTATACTAAAAACGTAAATGGCATGGGTGCAAGGTCTTCTTCATCACTAAAACTGTCTTTTAGCTCGTTGTATGCTGCTTCGTCATATTGTGCTACTTGGTTTGCGATGCGTACAACTAGTAATGCTGCCATAACTAAGTCGTCTGTTTCGCCTTCTTTTGCTGCATATGCTGCGCCACGAGCAATAAATGTTTTTGTTTCACGTAATAGTGCACTACTAGCAATTTCCATTTTATCAGTCTCAACCCAGTTCTTAAATTTACTACATGCTGCTAGTTTACTTTTATTTGTAGTGGTAAATCCACGTCTGTATGTTCTATTAGATCCTGCTTTTCGTGACTCAGTAATAAATGTTCCGGGAATATTATCTTCTCCCATTTCATTAATAGCAACCAATGCTGCTTCACCAAGTGTGTTATTTTCCACACTCCAGTATATTTCACTTTCAGGCGCCTGATCTTGAACTTCCTGTAACATTCCACGTAGGATACGTATTTGTTCTTGTACTGGTGTTTTATTATGCATCCATTCACCAACTTGTCTCATACCAGGAAGTTCATATATCTGTATCGCAGCATTGTCACCACCTGTTCCTAAACTAGGATCAAGT